ACGAAGTTTACAAGTCTGTGTATTACCCGGAAGCAAACTTCTACCTACTAACTTTTACAAACCAAAACATGACTTATTGTTTTGACATTAGAGGAACTTTGGAAAACGGGTCATACAGAGTAACACGCTGGCCCGGCACTGGTTTTACTTGTTATGAACGCAAAGACGACGGAAGTTTACTCATAGGCAGCTCAGAAGGCATAGGGCAGTACACAGGTTTTCAGGACAATGGCAGTTCCTACAGCTTCAAGTACTTTAGCCCTGAGTTGTCTTTTGGTGACCCTTCTAAACTTAAGTTTTTAAAGAAGATCAGACCGACGATAGTAGGTGGTAGTGGTCTTGACGTACTACTTAAGTGGGACTACGACTTCGGCTCCTCGTACAACACAAGTATTATAACTCTGAGGGACCAATCAAAAGCAGAGTTTGGGATAGACGAGTACAACATAGGTCAGTTTTCTGATGGTATTCTGACGTCCAAAGATGCTGTAAACACTAATGGCAGCGGAGGAACCTTGAGCATAGGCATGGAAACAAGCATCAACGGTAACGAACTGTCAATACAAGAAATCAATGTACTTGCATTAGTAGGTAAAACAATATGAGTAATTATACTAAAGTAACGGACTTTGCTTCAAAAGACACTTTGTCTTCTGGAGATCCTAACAAAGTCATTAAGGGAACTGAGTTTGAAACTGAGTTTGATAACATTGCAACTGCAATAGCTACAAAGGCAGACACTGCTGGACCTACGTTCACAGGGACTGTCACAATACCTGCCTTGACTTTTACAGGTACGTTAGCTACAGGAACGATTAACGGAGGGACCTACTAATGGCTGACTTATTAGACATACTTACAGGGGCTGCTGGAGGTCTTTTAACTAAAGAAGCTTACGACAAGTTAGCAGAAATAGGAACTAAAGGTTACGAAGAATTAGCAGGAGAAGAAGGTTTAGCCCAAGAACTCCGTGGTATGCTGGAGTTCCAACCGTACACCGTGACTTCTTCCACAGGTGGTCGCTTTGGGATGACACAAGATCCTGTCACTGGGAGTTATGATTATCAAGTAACTCTTTCTCCTGAAGAACAAGCCATGCAACAAACTTTGTTTGGTGGTGCAAGTCAGTTAGCACAACAAGCTGCTGCTTCTTATGACCCTAGATATGAAGAACTGGCTCAACAAGCTTACGGCGGTGTTGGCGGTATGCTTACACAAGCACAACAAGCTGCTATGGATGCTGGGGCCATGGACAGAGCAGCAAGAGAAGAAGAAGTCTATAGACAACTTAGGGCTTTACAGTCTCCTGAAGAAGAACGCGAACGTTTAGCACAAGAGCAACGTTTAGCGGCTCAGGGACGCTTAGGTGTACGTACAGCGCAGTTTGGTGGAACACCTGAACAACTAGCAAGAGCTAAAGCTCAAGCAGAGGCTCAAAACCAAGCGTCTCTTATGGCTATACAACAGTCAGGTACTGAACAACAGCTTGCCCTTGAAAGAGCTGCTAATTTACAAAACCTTGCTTCCGGTATGTTTGGCATGGGTACTTTAGCTAGAGCGACTCCTAGAGAACTACAAAGAGCAGATCTGGCTAATATGTCAGGAATGATGGCCGCTGGTTACGTACCACAGGCGCAGTTGATTGGCGCATTGCAGCCCGGTATGACTGCTGCAGAACGTCAGAGACAATCTCTGTCGGAACAGGCAGGTGCTTACGGAGAAACTTATGTTTCTGGTTTACAAGCGTTGCTTCAGTCTGGCTTAGGACAAGCTGATTTAGTAGGGTCTTTAGGGTCTGGACTTGCTAGTTCAGCTCTAGGTGGCTTGTTTAAATAAGGAGAATAAATAATGGCTAGGTTTGGAGAAAGTTTTTTAGCTCAATTAGGTAGGCCTTCTTACCAACAAGGTATGTTTGGCTTAGGTCAGGCTATTGGTAGTCTGCCGGGTCAACGCAGGGAGCAACAAAAGCAGCAACAATTTAACCAGTTGATGCAACAGATACAAGGTGCACAGGGTTCTGGAGACTTCGCAAGTATGAAGATCTTGTCACAACAGTTGGCTACTATAGATCCACAACAGGCCGCTAAAGTGATGCAAGCTGCTACTGCTCTTGAGCAGCAACAGGGTCAACAAAAGGCGTTTGAGGGTTTATTTACAGGAAAAGCCCAAACTCCCCAAGCTTATATGACTGCTGGGCAACAAGCACTGGCTGCGGGAGACCTTAAAACGGCTTTAGCTCTTAGGGAACAAGCAATAGCTTTAGAAAGTACCGCAAGACAAAAAGAAACCAAAAGAAAAGCAACACTAACAGAACTACAAGGGTTTATGCAAGATCCTAGAGTATCTAAAGAAGATAAACTACAGGTTAGAAATGTTTTGCAAGGTCTTACAACTGGTCAAACAGATGTTGAAGCTGTTGAACCTCAGCTTGACCAATTTAGAGACAGGTTTAAGCCTAAGGCTGTTGGTAGTAGGGCTGCTCCTCAAAAAGTTGAGGTAATGGAAAAGCAGCCAGACGGTTCAATGAAAAAAGTAACTAAATTTGCTCTACAAGACCCAGTTACTGGCAAACTTACCTATGAAACAGTGGGTCCTACTCCTCCTAAAGAGTTTGCACCTAAAGACGAAAAAGAAGACTTAGGGTTAGACACTAAATGGGGTTCTGATCTTCTTAAAGAAGCAAGAACAAAAGCGCAAGAAGCGGCAGTAAAAGCAGCGAACTATGACCAATTAGCGACTGAGGCTTCTAAAAGAGCATTTTATGAAAGAGGTTTTTTTGGAAAAACTTTGTCTGCAACTGAAGAAGCTTTAGGTATTGCAGGGGCTGCTACTACGCATCGACGAAGAATAAATGAAATAAGAATGTCGGGAGCCTTAGAGCTTTTACCTACGGGACCTGCGTCTGACAGAGACGTTGCTCTTGCTTTAGACGCTTCTATAGACCCTAATAATTTATCAAACGAAGAAGCTGAGGCATATTTACGAGGCATGGCTAAAATTGCTAAAGCAGAAGAAGAGTATTACTCTAGAAAAACACAGTTTATTCAGTACACTAAAGATCCTAATGCTGTTGGTTTTGAAGACTGGGTTGCTAAAACACAAGCTCAAAAAACAATGGACTTTTACTTAGAAAGATCTCCTAATATTGTAGCACAGGTAAGAGAAAAAATAAGTTTAGCCAATAGACAAGTAAACCCGGCAGACAGAGAAGCTGCTTTAAGAGCTTTAGAACAAAATGAAGTCATTAAGCCTATTTTAGATGCTCTAGAAAACCAAAGTTTGTCGGAAGAACGCTGGGAACAAACAGTATTGAAAAATCAAAAATTAAGAGGGTTGCAGTAATGCAAAACGATAGACTCGAAAAGTTAGCGGCTGCCGCCGAAACACTTCCCGTACCTCAAAAACCTCAGAACAATTCTGAAGTTACTCTAGCTCCTGCTGGTTTCAGACCAGAAGACATGCAGTTGTTAAGTGAAGCATTTCAAAAAGAAATGAAAGATTCTGGTAAGTCTAGAGAAGAACTTGAGGTCGAAGAAACAGCATGGTCTTCAGAAGATTCTTTAGCTGCTGCACAGAGGTTTTTCTCTAGTGCTGCTTTAGGATGGGGAGATGAGTTAGGTCTATGGACAGCGGCAATAGCTGCTTCTGCGTCGGTAGATGCTCCTGTAGGAGAAATCTACGCACAAATGAAAAAAGACTATGACGCTAAACAAGAAGAGTTTAAGCAACGACAAGGGGCTGCTGCTACTGCTGCCGACATTACTGGGGCTGTTGTTTCTCCTGCTACTTATCTAGCAACTCCTGCTGCGTTAGTAGGCAGAGCAGGTCAGGCAGGATCTATGCTTGCTAGAGCCGGGACAGAAGGCGCTGTTTATGGTGCTGGAGAAGCAGAAGCAGGGCAAAGACTAGAAGGCGCTACAGGAGGTGCTTTAGGCGGTTTGGTCGGTGCTGGTCTTGTAAAAGGAGTGACTTCTGGTTTTGGTAAAGCAGCAGACGTTGTTAGTAAACGTCGAGTAGAAGGAGACTTGGTTGACGCTGACGGTGACTTTGTTCCTATAACTTTGGCAGCTAGTGATCCAAAGGGGGCTGAGGGCTTAATACACACGTTTTATAGGGACATCGTTTCTCCTTCTTTTGGAGGAAAAGGAGTAGTTAAGCAGCAAGAAGAAGTTATAATAGGAAAAGCAGAAGACTTTTTAAACGCTCAAAAAGCTTTTTCCGCTAAATTAGACGAAGGAATTAAAAATAAAGAAGAGCTAATTAAGCAACAAATGAAAGACGCCTCTACTGCTATAAAAAACGAAGCTGATAATTTAAAAACTGTTAAAAAACAAGAAGCACAAGGACGAATTGTTCCTTTACAAGAAAAATTACAGGCTTTGAAAACAGGAAAAGCAGAAGAAATAGTAGCTAAAGCAGCCTCAGAAACACAAAAAATTCTTGATTCTCGTCGGCTAAATTTTAGAAACGAAACTTTTTTAAACTCTTTTCCTGCTGCTGCTACTGGTCAGGACATAGAAAGAATCTTGAGAAAAGAAAACATAGGAGAAAGAGCCAGAGCTTTGGACAACCTGTGGCAGTCTAAAGGTTACTCTATGATTAAAGAGAAAAAATTTAGGTTTAAATCAGGTGAGCTAGAAACTCAATTACAAAAAGCTTTACAAGAAGATGATTATTTTGCGGTAAACACTGTTGATGTTCCCTCAGTAATGAAAATTTTTAACAAAGCTATAGAGGATACTAACTTCTTTAAAGACCCTAGTGGTAGGATAGACGGAGCTTTAGTCAGTTCGTTACGGTCTCGTGTAGGAACTTTGGCTAATAAAGCTGCTGATCCTCAACAAAAAAGAGCTTTATACACTGTACAAGACGAGATTGACAAGATAATGAAAAGTCAATTAACGGGAAAACAGAAAGAAGCTTTTGAAAAAGAAGCAGGAAAATGGAAAAGCACCGTTGTTTTAAGAGAAACTATAGAAAAAGCACAATCTGACCCTAAAAAACGAGGCTTCTTTAATGAATCTGACTGGATAGCAGAAGTAGGTAAAAACAACCGTTGGGACTCTAGGTACGGAACCGGGCCTTTAAATAGGACAGCTAGGACTTTAGAGTTTAACTTAAGGCAGACAGAAAAAACTATAGCCAAACGTGCAGCTAATTTAGGCAAAGTTAAAGCAAGAATAATAGAAGGCGAATTAAAAAGCCACAGAAATAAACTAGCCTCTTCTTTGTCTGCTATAGACAATTCATTAAACACAAAGAAAGCTGCTCTTTCTAGAAACCCTCAGTTATCTTCTGAAATTGCTCAAGACATCAGCAGAAAAGAAAAGTATACTGCTGAAATTGCCCAGTTAGATCAAAACTTAGCTCGTTTGAAAGAATTAAGGTCTGTTAAAAACCCTTCGTGGTTCTATACGTTAGCTGCTACAGGTATCCTATCTGGTTTAGCTTTAGGTGGACAAACAGGTGCGCTAACGGCTGCGGCGCTTGGTACGGCCGCTGGCAGAGGTTTATCTACTCCTACAGCCCAAAGAGCTATAGCAGGGCAAACGAATACACAGCAAAGAATACAGAAGTTTTTACAAGACGACAAAACAGGAAGAACTGCTGATATACTCGCTAGAGCAGGTGGTGTTCTTGGGTCTCGTTCAGGGATGTTTACTGAGTAAAAAAAGGGGGTCACTCAAGACCCCCCTTCAGTTTCACTCTAGATCTCACAACTGTTACCAACACAGGCCAACTGTTGTGACCCTTCGGTCATGTCTGTTTCCTCAACAATGTCCCACTCGATAGTCTTTGGAAACTCCTTGACTAGCTTCTGGTACGTCTCTAGGTCCACAGGCTCATAGGGTGCTTGCTGGTACGTATGTTCTGAGTAAGGTAGGAAGCTTATGCCACTAACCTTGTCGAACTTGTTGTACAACCACTGACCCACCTCTAGGAACTCATCGTCTCTGTAGTAGCAAGTCATGGAAGGCTTGTGCTCACACCAGTAGTCCTGATACAACTCCCATAACTCAAGCTGCTCCATGGCTCCCATGTCAGTCGCTACTACAGCCTTCTTAGGAGACTTTATGGGGAACGAGAAGACCTTAGTAGTAGCAGAAGTCACGTCTATCTCCACAGGCACTCCAGCGGCCTCTAGGACAGCACACAGAGGGTCTCTTGCGTCTGCCCTTACTCGTCGTATGTACTGCTCTGAGTATCTAGGGTGTATGCCAGACGCGCTGTCCACCAACTGAGACACAGTACCGGAAGGCTTAACAGCAGTGATGGCAGTGCTAACATTGATGCCAAGCCGTAAAGCCCAAGTGCGGTTAGTTTTAATAGCCTCTTTCTTAAGCTCCGTGAGCCACTCCTGTAGTTCTGCACGACTCTTCCTCCCTGACATAACTGGATGGTCCATGATTCCTGTTAGTGATACGCCTAGTAACGCTTCCTCTTCCGTGTTGTCCTTCCAGATCTTACGTAAGTACCTGAAGTCAGTCAGAGTAGCCTGTAGCGTCCCTAAGACGGCTGCAGACCTCACCTTTGCACGTAGAGTGTCCAGTGTGTCCTCTGCTCTGACTACTACTTCAGACAGGTTACAGAACTGGTACGGACGTAGGATGATCTCTGAACACGGGTTAGTACCGAAGTCAAAGCTGGCGTCTCTACGGCCATTCTTTTCTGCCTGACGTTGACTTGCGACACGACTAAAGACACCTCTTTCGCCTGACCGTGACTCGTACAGAGACTTCCACTCGTTTAAAAAGGCTTCAAAGTCAGGCTTCTCTGTGTAGCAAGCTGAGTTGTTAGCCAAGCCACGCTGAGGATTATCTACCCACCACTGCCCTGACTTAGCTCGTCTTATCCTGTCGTCGGTAAGATTACTGAGACTGATGAGGGCGCTACGTCTGACTCCTCCAACGACAACGATTTGTGCAATCTTACAGCAGAGATCGTGACACTCGATGGAACTAAGCTTTCTTCCAGCAGCGGTTCGAAAGACGTCAACGGTGAAGTTAAAGAGGTCAACAAGAGGTTCTGGACCAGACGCTCTACCTCCGAAGGTCTTAAGGGCTGACCCTGCAGGCCTAACTCCAGAAACGTCCCACTTGGGTACTTGACCACTAAAGAGCATTGCGATAAGTTCCCGGTACGCTTTAGCCCATCCAATTTTGCTGTCAGCGACGTGTATAATGGTATCTGTGTCATGGAACTTTTCCGCAACCTCTGGTAGTTTAGTGATGTACTGACGTTCAACGCTGAAGCCCACTCCAGTGCCACACATAAGTACGTACATCATTTCGTCAAAGGCTTTAGGGTGGTCTATAGGTAGATAGGAGCAGTTAAACCCAGCTACATTGTCCCTGTCCAGAGCTTCCCCTGCAGTCATCAGTGCCCTCATGCTGGGCATTACGTCCAGATTGTAGATACCGTCGAATAGACTCTTGGCTTCCTTTGTTGTCAGCTTCTCCTTACTGACCCAGAAGTCTAAGTAACGGTCCACAGTTTCCTTCCATGTTTCCCTACGCTGCTCCTCTGGTAAGTAACGTGCGTAGCGGCTCTTGTGTATGTATTCTTGATATGCGTCCATTATAATTCGTATTCTCCTCCGGTTAATAGTGACATCTTAAGCTGGTCCAACACAAAGTAAAGCTCTAGTGGGTCAATGTTAGTCGAGACTACTACAAACTCCTCCGACTTGATTATACAAAAGGCGTCTTTGTAGTCCTCTAGTTTCTCCACTGACAGAATTGCGTCAAATACTTTAGGTACAGGTATCTTTTCTTCTTTGCCATTAAAGTTTCCCTCGATTACTTTCATTAGATAAGTTCCTGTATGAGTCTGTCTACGTACCACTTGCACTTACGAAGGTCCTCTACGGGTTTTCCTTTGTAGTGGTAGCGCCATAAGTACTTCAGTGCATTACCTTTGAGGTAACCGTGGAAGTCTTCTCTAGGCATACTTGCTTTGATTGCTTCGATAGCCTCGATACCTCCTTGGTTGTAATGAGGAGGTTTCTCCACAAGATCGACAGTTTTGACCTTGTTCCACTCCTCTGGTGTCGCTATGTCAATACTCATCTTCGTTCTCCTCTTCACCTTCTAACTCCTCTGCAAACTTTTCTAGTCTGTTGATTAACTTGTCTTCAAACCTGTCCAGTATTTCCTCTGAAGTTATTTCTAAACTTTCCAGAAAGTCGTCAGGATCGTAGGCACGTAGCAGTCGTTCCTTAATTTCTTCCATAGTTAGAGACATCTTTCATCAACTCCTCTACTGTGTCTAAAGTGTACCACGCAAGTCCTTCCTTGTCGCACCATTGGGCCATCGTCATCGTAGCTCCTTTTCTTATTTTCTTGTTTGGGTTCATGAGTACAAACACCAGCGTTTGACCTTCTTCCAAACTGTCCCTGACACTCGTGTACTTCTTGGTGTCTCCTTCCCTGAAGAAACCCTTACATTCAACTAGTGTATTACTAGCGATGTGTACGAAGTCAGGTCTATAGTTTCTGTGTATTGTGTAAGGAATCGTAAACGGTTCGTACTCAAAACCCTTCAGTACTTCCGCTGTGTGTTCCTCAAAGACACTACGAAACTTCGATTTCTTGGACCTTCGGCTCATTGTGTACCTCTACTAAATAACGTGGACCTGATGAATATGCGAACCCTCTGACCGAAGGCCAACACTCCTTTTTGTAAGAGCAGTAAGAACATCCTATAGCGAGTTTCTGGTTGCCACTCTTTCCATCTGCGATAGGTTCGTAACAAACGCTTGGTGGTTCCTTCTGCTCTACGACCTTTTTTATGTGTTCAATCCTTTCCCCAATGTCGTAGGAAATTAGGTCATGGATAGGAGCCTGTGTGTCCTCTGTATCGTACAGCAGGTACGTCAGGTGTCCGTTTTGTTTGTCCATTGCCAGCCAGCCGAACTTGGTCTCACCTTCGGAGTGCGCGTATCCTTTGATCTGCGCCACGTACCCAAAAGGATCGTCATAAGCCAGTGTGCCTTCCTTGAACTTCTTGAAAGCAAAGGTGGACGTAGACTTCACGTCAGTCACAACTCCGTCAATCCTGCAGTCCATGGACCCTTTGATACCGTTGACCTCACACTTCTTCTGCTCGTCTGTCACCTCGTGACCTGCAGCTCTTGTGAGGAACAGTAGTAGTTCTTCAATGATGTGTCCATAGAGGAACTTGACGTAGGTGTGTGGCTGTATGTCTTCACCTTTGTCCACGTCGTTGTACACGTTCCACAAGTAGCGGTCCTCACGCCCTATGTTGGACATACGCAACTTACGTGAGTCGTCCCTCTTCTCTGTGAACTCTTGACGCATGAGTACCTTCACGGCTTCACCGAACTGGTCTATACATGCTTCAATGTCCACTCCTTCTGCTACTTCTTTGGACTCCACAAGTTTATATATGTCACTAACTAGGTTGTAAGTGCTTTTCATTTGTACTCTTCCGCTGTACTAGAGACGACAACTCTGGCCTCCTCCGGTGTGCATTTGAACCACTCGCCTCTACGTTCGTAGGACTTCTGCAGCTCTGTGTGTGCCTGTGATTCTGCTTCTCTTCGATTGTTTACATCATAGTAATATTGTAACACATAGTCCCTAAAAGGTGAAGAAGTTTGGTAGTTATTTA